CACCAAACGCCGTGGCGGCGATGCCCTTGAGGATGTTGCCGAACGTGCGCCCCGCCTCGCTCGCGATGTCCGTGCCACCCGAGACGGTAAACAGGACGCCGGACAGATCCGCCAGGACCGGCAGCAACCCCGCCGCGACCTGGTTGCGCAACCCGGCCATGGCCTGCTCGGTGAGGATGGACACAGCCTGCAGTTCGGTCGCCGCGCGAATGGTCTTGTCGTCCAGGATGGCGCCGGCCTGGGCCGCCTGCTCGCCCAGCAGGCGGAAGCCCTCAGCATTGTTCTTCAGCAACGGCAGGAGCAGCGTGGCATCGCTTGCGATGGCCTCCAGGTAGAAGGTCATGTCCTGCTGGCTAGCCCCGGCCTTCTCCAGGCTGGAGACGTACAGACCCAGGGCTTCGGGTCCAGACAGCTTGCGGAACTGATCGGCGGTGACACCGACCTTGGGCGCGACGTTGTCGAAGAAGTCGGCCAGCGGCCCGCCGCCGGTCTGCAGGAAGTCGCCGACCTTGTCGTTCACGTCCTTGAAGATGTCCGCCAGCTTGTCCTGCTCGACGCCGACCGCCTGGGCGCCCGCGGCATAGCGCTGGAACTCCTCGGTGGAGGCGTTCGCGACGGAGGACAGGCGGGTGATTTCGTTGGCCGCACGGACGGTGTTGACAGTCAGCGCGGCGAGACCTGCCGCCGTGGCCACGGCTAGCCCGGCAATCGCCGCGCCCGCGACCTCGGCCGATTTCTTGATGTCGGCCATGCGCTTTTGCGACTCGCGCGCGGCCTTGTCCAGCGGACCGGTGAAGCCACCGATGCGGGCCACCAGGTCCAGCGTCAGGGTGCCAAGTGAGTTGGCCATCGTTTTCTCCAAACGACAAAAAACCCGCACAAGGCGGGTTCATTTCAAGGGAATCAGCGCCACGTCTCCATGGCCTGCTCCAGCGACAGCTGGGGCTCGTCGTGATAGGGCGCGAACTCATGCAGCTGGTGGCCACCGTGCTTGCTGTGGGCGTTGGTATAGAGCATGGCCAGCAGAGCCGAGCCGTACTCCACCCGCATGCCGATATGCAGGCTGCCCCGCTTGCGGCGGTACTTCAGCCAGGTCAGGAACTCCGGGTAGCTGAGCCGTTCCTTCGCTTCGGCGATGGTGCGGCCGCCGATGCCATGCATCACCAGCTCGCACCACACCTCATCCTCGGCGGTCAGCTCGACGTCTTTCCCAGGTTGTTCACTTCGGCGATCACCGTCAGCAAGGCCACGGTGAGGTTACCGTTCAGTGCTCCGCGCTCGGGATCGGCCTCGCCGGTGATGTCGCCCGGGGTGAATACCGGCCGGCCCTGGGCATCACAGATGCTCGACGCGATGCGGCCGGCCACCCCATCCACTTTGCCGGACAGCGCCTGCAGGTCGGACACCGCCGAGCTGTAGGACAGCGGTTTGACGTAGACGGTGGCGGTGAACTCCTGATCGCCCTGCTTCCAGGTGACGGTGCGCTCAACCGGAGCGCCGGTGAAGGCCCCCACCTCGCGAAGGGTCTGCAGATTCAGTTCCATGCGGCCTCCTTAGGCTTTCGGGATCCAGGCGCTGCCGCCCGAACGCTGGATGGTCACGTTGGTCACCACCGCAGTGTTGAGCGCGAAGTCGAAGGGGAAGTCGCTCACGTAGCCTTCGAAGACGAACCAGGTGCGGGTGGTCGGCAGTTCGAAGTCGTCGCCCGACACAGACACGGTCGGCGCGGCGGTACCGTCGGACCAGCCCACCGCCCACTTGATCGTGGTGCCGTCCTCGGACAGTTCACGCAGCTTGAGGTGACTCTGGAAGCGCGGGTCGGCGTTGATGGTCATGGTGGCCGCCGCCGGGGTGCGCAGGCCCATCATGAACTCGCGGTCCTTCGACTCCAGACAGGTGATGTCGATCTGGTCCGCCGGGGCGCCGCCAGGGTTGAGCGCAGTGGCGCAGTCGATGGCCATCACGGTGTGATCGCCGGTGGTCTCGGGTGGAACAAGGGCATAGATCTGCGTGCCCTGGGTGAACATCGCCATGGGGTGGTTCTCCTGTGGGAGTGGCTGCCGGAAGGCAGAAACGAAAAACCCGCCGAAGCGGGCCTGGGTTATCGCGACGCGAGCCAGTCGACGTCGAAGCTGTAGCGGTAACTGTGGGTGGCGGGGTCTCGAGACTCGCCCCGCCAGGCGGTGATATAGGCCCGGGTTTCGATGACATCCCGCAGCGCGACGGCTGCGGCATACACGGAAACATCCGTCTCCGCGTAGACATCGACCTGCAGGGAGTAGCCGTCCATGTCGGGACGGTCGCCCAGGTAGTTGCCGGGGCTGCCGCCGATGACCTGCCACACCGCATAGGGCCGGATCACCCCCGCCGGCGCCTCGCCAAACGGGTACAGGCGAACGGGATCGGAACCGAGCACGGCCTGCACGGCGGTATCAGCTGCGCAGGCCTGGAAGAGTGGTGGAAACATCAGGCCCCCTTGGCTTTTGCCGCCCGCTTGATCGCCCGGTCGAGCGCCTTCTCGTACTCACTGACGAACGTGTTGGTGACCTCGTTGATGTGGTCCGCCAGGGCCGAACGCAGGAAGGGTTGTGCCCGCATCCTCTCGGTGCCGAACTCCAGCAGGCGCCAGTGCGGTGTCGCGGCCTTCTGCGCGGTGTCGGCCACCTCGCCTTTCTTCGGCAGTACCGCGCCCTGCTGCACGCCGATGCGGAAGCCGAGATCGCCGCTGCGCTTGAACAGGCGACCATTCCAGCGCAGGGCGATGTTGTCGGCGATCGAGCGGCCGGTCTGGCTGTCGTCGACCTGCTGCGCCCCGGCCCGGGCCTTCTCCACCACCACGGCCGCAGCCTTGCGCAGCGCCGCACGTCCGCCCTTGCGCTTCACGTCGTAGGTGATTGCCTCGAGCTTGCCGAGCAGGCTGTCGAGGCCGATGAGACTGAACTCGATCCCGTCAGCCATCGTTGACTCCCTCGCTGCAGGGCAGCGTCAGGTAGGCGCGCCCCGAGTCGGGATCGGCCAGCACGCCGTGGATGTTGTAGACCTTGCCGTTGTGCAGGATGCGCATCGAGGCGCTCACCCCCTCCCGATAGCGGATGGTGATGCGCGCCGTAACTTCGGACTGCGCCGCCTGGGCGGCGATGAAGTCCCGCGCACTGAGCGGTTCTATCGACGCCGGCACGCGATCCCAGACGGTCACCCAGGTGTACATCGGGGAGCCGGTCGCCGGGTTCTGGTCCTGCTGCCGGCGCTGAATCGTGACTTTGTGCCGCAGGGCACCTGCTGCGATGTTCATGCGAAGGCCGGCCCCCTGAGACGATCCAGCAACCTGATCACGCTTGGCGAAATCGGATCAGCCGCCGCCTCGCGGTTCTTGAACAGCTCGCCCAGCACCAGCTTCACCGCCACCACCACAGGGCCCGGGACGTCCACGGGATTGCCGTCGACGTCTTGCCACTCGGTCATGGGGAGCTTGAGGTAGTCCAGCACCACCGCCGAGGCCTCGGTGGCCAGGCGGGTGACCTCGTCGTCAGCGTCGTCGTAGTCGATCTGCAGGTGCTGCTTAGCTTCTTCAGTGGTGATCAGCATTAGCGCTTCCCTCCTTCGGTCAGGTCCCGGCCCTTCTTCACCGCCAGGCGCCAACCGTCGTCCTGCCCCGGCGTACCCGGGGCATCCTTCTGGGCGATCCAGAAGCTGCCGCTGTAGGTCACGCCATCGCCCTTCACGTAGGTCTGTTCGGCTCGGTAGACCCCGGCGTCGAGCACGATCGGCAGCACCACCTCCTTGACCAACTCGCGCTGGGCATCCTTGAAGCTGAACACCAGGGTGCGGCCGTCTTCCTTGAGTTGCAGGTCGAAGGCCTCCAGGTCGAAGCCGTTGGCTCCCGCAGGGATCTGTTTCACCTGCTGCTCCAGCAGGTCCAGGCGGCCGGCCAGTACGCCGAAGGCCTTGCCGACGTGCGCGGTGACTACGGACCCGACAGCCTTCATCAGTTCGCCGATCTCACGAATATTCGACACGGGATAGCTCCTTCTCGAGCAGCGCCGTGGCCAGTCGCTCCACGTCACCCTCTGGCGGTTCTTGCTGGGTGCCCAGCGGGTTGGCCTGATCGCGCTGATCCAGGGCGGCCAGGGAGTAGTTCTGCTGCTGCAGGTACGGAGTCTCGCCGCCCTTCACCGGCGGCAGGTTGGCCCGGCGGCGGGCCTCGTTCGGCGCCATCCAGCCGCCGCCGACCGCATCGTTGTTGGCCTTGTAGAGCGTGGCGGTGTCCATGCGCAGCAGGCCGTCCAGGTCGAACTCCACGCCCATTCCCTCGGGGAGCTCCAGGCCTTCATCGAGGCAGAGCTCGCACGACTCGATGAGGGTCTGTAGGCAATCCGAGTAGTAGATCTGGTTGAGGATCTCGGCGTTCTGGTAGGTCGGTGCCGGCCCCACGCCGACCTTGTAGCCCGGCACGTGGAAGGCCGAGCAGACGTTCTCCGCCGACCAGCGCAGTTGCTCGACCAACTGCGAGTCGACCGCGCTCATGCTCAGTTGCTCGTAGGTCAGCCCATCGCCCAGCACCGCCACCTTGCCGGCGTTCTTGCCGCTGTAGTTGCCATCCCAGTGCTCCTTCAGGCGCTGGGCGGTCTCGTCGCTGATGCTCTTCGGCGCGGTGAGAATCCCGCTGGGTTTGCTGCCGTTGGCGAAGAACTGCGCCGACTGGTCCTGGATGGCCATCCCCTGCATCGCCGCCAGGCCGCAGGCATAGATCGGCGAGACGCCCACCAGCGGGTGGAACAGGCAGATCATGGTGTCGTGGATGATCTCGCGCGCCGGCACGACCACCTCGGACTCCAGGCCGCTCAGGTGGTCGGCCTTGAGCTGGTAGAACACCTCGCCACTGTCGCTGACCAGCGGCGTGACCAGGCGCGGATCGAGTGGGTACAGCGCCTCGACCAGACCGTCCGGATCACGCTGCTTGAGCGCATAGGCGTTACCATGGACCAGCTTCGAGGTCAGCCAGTACTCGAAGAACTTGATCCGGTTCTGGTAGTGGTTCGGCCGTTTCAGCACCCGGCTGAACTCCATGGCATCCGCTTCCTGCCAGATGCCGTTGTCGTCCTGCTCCACCAGCTTCACCCGCATCTTGCCGATGTCACCGGCGATCAGGGTGATGCAGGAGAACACGGCGGAGAACGCCAGGACGGTGTCGTTCCGGACCTCGACGTTGCGCTGCCAGGCGCCGGCGAACGGCTCGACAACGCGTCCCCACCAGCCGCCGCGATTATCGGCTGGCCGCAGGGCCTTCTCCGCCGGCTTGCGTTTGAAGAATCTCATCGCGGCTCCTTGGGTCATTCAGCTTTCGGGGCTGGCTTCTTCTTGCGTGGCTTCTTGATCGGAACTGGCTTCTTGATCGGGGCGGGCAGTGCGGCCGGCGCGCTGGCTGACGGATCCCTCTCGATGTAGCCCATGGCGATCAGCGCCTTGGCCTGGGCCCAGGACACAGTGAGCGTGTCGCCGGGCTGCTTACCCTTCAGCGGGCGCTTGAGGGTGACTTCGACACGGGACATGGTGACCTCCTGAAGGCGCCCCGCAGGGCGCCAGGTTGATGGTTATCAGGCCACGTAGTTGGCGCTGTCGATGTAGCCCACGGCCTGCGGACGGCGGCGCTTCCAGTTGATGAAGCGCTCGGCGCGCAGCGCGACCATGTTGTTCTGCCAGAGGCTGACCAGTTCCTGAGCGCCATCGGCAGGCGCGCTGTCCATCTGCAGCGAGGCCTCGCGGCTCACGTCCAGGGTCACGCCACCGTCGTCGGCCAGGAGGATCTCGCTGGCCTTGGCGAGGATGATCCGTTGACCTTCATCGCCCACGGCGACGTTGGCCGGCACGCTCTCGGACACCACCACCGGCAGGCCGAAGAAGACGCCGCCGTTCATGTCGATGCCGGGGAACTCCGGCTGGCCCAGGGCGTTCTGCATCAGCCCGATGGTCAGCGCCATGGTCGGAGTCATGATCCAGGTGGCACCGGCCGGGGTCAGGTTGGCCGCGAGGAAGGCGGCGAACAGCGCCTTCACGTCGGCCTTCAGGTGGTCGGCGGAGGTGCCGCTGGCCGGGACCGGGGTCACCCCGTTGGTGATCGAGGCCGGCGACACATCGGCCACCGCCGCCTTGGCCGGGTCGACGAAGGACACGTCGAGGAACTGCGCGATCGATGCACTCAGGTCGGCCTGCACGATGGCCTCCGCCGCAGGATTGCTGAAGCGCACCAGCTCATCGGTCAGCACCACGATTCCGGCGCACTTGGTGAAGCGCAGGGTGGTGGTGTCGAAGGCCAGCTTGCTGACCGGCTTGGGCTTGCCCTCACCGACCCAGTTCACCGAGGAACCACCGGTCTGGCCCGGCATCTTGATGTTGAAGGGCACCTGGCGCAGGCCCTGGATGCGACCGAGGATGGTCTGCGGGCGCAGCAGCTCGATGAACTCCGACGCCATGTTCTGGTACTCGACCAGCGGCGCCGCCCAGGTCGCATCGGTGGTGGTGCCGGCGGCGACGGCGGCCTTCAGCACGGTCTCGACCTCCGGGGTGGAGTCATGCCAGCCCTTGGCGATCTCGACCGCCTGCATCAGGTTGCCCTTGGAGCGCGCCAGGGCGATGGCATAGCGGGTGAAGGCGGTGCCCTTGGGCAGGCTGCGCTCGACGCGGATCACCGCGTTGTCGCGGAACTCGGCGCCCTTCTCGACACTGTTCACCTTGGCGGCTTCCACCGGCTTGGCCTTGGCCGCCAGGGTCTTCTCCATGCCGCGCAGGCGCACCAGGTGCTTGTCGACCGACACCACTTCGGCCTCCAGGCCCTCGTACTCCTCGGTCTCGGCTTCGTCCAGGGTGCGGCCTTCCTCGGCGGCCTTGGTCATGATCTCCTCGAGGCGAGCGGCCGACGCGGCGCGCTTGTTCTCGAACTGCTTGATCTGCTCTGCAATGTTCATACGGCCCTCCTCGGGCTTCGGAAAGGTGATGGTCTTGGTGCGGGTTGCCGAAGCGCCGGCAGGTGAAGCAAGACGCACGACCTGCGACTGGCCAGACGCGGCCCGCAGTTCGGCATCGATGGACTTGATGGTGGTGATGGTGGCCTCGGCATTGGCCGGGATGGTCACCAGTGAGAGCTCGTACCACTCCCACTCCTTGTATTTGACGCCGCCCTTGATCCGCTCTGACTTGCCCGGGACCGGCAGGAAGCCGATGGACACGCCGCGCACCAGGCCGGCTTTCACCGATTGCCAGGCTTCGTCGACGCGATCCTTCAGCACGCCCGGCTCGTTGATCACCGGCAGGCGGGCCTCGAAGGGAATGCCCTCGGCGGTGGGCTGGGCGAACTCCACCAGGCCCACCGGCTTGTCCTTCTGGTGCATCCACAACAGCGGCATCGGGGTCTTGAACCGCGCGCCCAACGGTTCCACCACGTCACCCACGCGATCCGGCGCGGGCGTGGAGGCGATGCCGCGAATGAGGCGCTGCTCGCCGTCCACGTCCTTCACCGTCAGGACGCTGTACGCTCGATTCATCTTCAGGTCTCCAGAAATGCAAAAGCCCGCACGGGGCGGGCTGGGGTCACACGAAAAACAGCTGGTAGTCGGGTGGCTTCTCGGTCTCCTTCGGCAGCGAGATACCGACCGCCATCAGCAGGGCCGTCATGTCGTCGATCTTGTCGGCCGAGCGCTTCTTGTCCGGCGCCATGTTCAGGTTGTCGTCACGCCGGGCCACCAAGTTGGAGGCACACCAGTTGAGCAGCGGATCACCTCCATGGGCCAGCTTCCCGGCCATATAGGCCATCTCCAGCGCCTGCATCGCCGGGTGGTAGGACTTCGGCCCCTGAATGAACTCGATCAGTGGCAACTCAGCGTCGACCAAGCGGTTCACCAAATCGGAGGCGTTCCAGCGGTCGAAGGCGACCAGTTGGATCTGGAATCGCTCGCGCAGGTCTAGGATGTCCGCCTCGATCACCCCGTAATCGGTGACATTCCCCTCGGTCTGCTTCAGCAGCCCGGTCTCCACCCACGCGGCATAGGGCACCGTGCCGCGCTCGGTACGAAACGCCACCGCGCTCTCCGGCGCCCAGCGCCAGCCATGGGTGAGGATCTGGCCCTCCACGCTCCAGACCAGCCGGAACGAACAGAGGTCGGTGGTGCTGGCCAGGTCGAGGCCGCCCCAGCAGGGGTAGTCCACCAGCCAGTCCAAGTTCACCGCCCCGCTGCAGGCCTGCCATTTGTTCAGGTCCACCCAGCCATTCGCGGTGGAGGCCGGGCGGTTCAGGCGCTTGATGCGGAACTCGGCCAGCTTCGACGGCA